TGATAGGTTATACGGTGTTGCTGGCCGAATGCCTGACCGAGAACAAATGAGAAAGGCCCCGTGAGGGGCCTTAATTTTACACTACTGAAGCAACTATCTGGCCCGATGCTACAATCTCGAACCAGAAATCAACACCACCCACGTTGGTAACGGGCGTCGCTACGAGATTGTTAGTAGTGGTGTTTAACGTCCATGTAAACACAGGCCAGGAAATAGCACCGGGGCCGGGGGTAGCGTCAGCATAACCGCCCGTAGACAGAACTTTCACAAGCACGGTGCTACCGCCTGCATCGTGTTTAGTAACCCCCAACTCGTATTGCGAAATATTTCCACTCTCGTTAGAGGGGTGCGTACTGCGGCAAACAACATGTAGCTTACCTGCGAAACGTGCTGTTTTTCCCTGTGTGCTCCGCAAAGCGCAGATGGCTACGCCTGTCGCCGCTGGTATGGTTTTGCTGGTTACGATTGGTACCTGCTGATAGTGAATATAACCATTATTAGTAGAGCTAAATCCGTTAGGTAATATGCAATCGCCTTTCAGGTACAGATGCGCGCCAGCGCCATTTACGACAACATCCTGTGTGGAATTACCCGGACCGTTCGGTACAGAAACGCTACCCTCCAGGCTGGCGTAAGCTACACCCCCATCCGCAGCGGCCACGGACAGTAGGTTAGGGTATCCACCATTACTCTGGTTGTTGCCGTAGCCATAAATATTACGGAAACTAAGACCCCGAATATTTATCGCCGGTGTTAAGGCCTCGACTCTAAACCCGGAACGCTGGTTTGTCTCAGAGCCGTCCGCGGTTACCGCCATAGCGGCAATATTCCCGTCGTAAACATGTCCGTATTGACCATTACCGTCGCTACCGTTTGCGGAACTATGACTATAGTATGTGTTGCCCCACTTGAACCCAGACCCGGCAAAGCCTTTCATATAACAAGTATGCACAGAGAGGCTTGTCTTGGTGAAAAGTTGAGTGGTTGAACCTTGATTATATGTCGGTGCGAAATTTAAGCCGTGCGAAGCACCATTTGTCCCCTCAAGGTTGTGAATGTAATCCATAAAAACATTGCCGAAATAGAAGGCATCTGCGTTTGGTTGCACGGACCTTATATGGCTGAATTCCTGACGGGTAGCCTGACCCATTGACAGCGCCCGGCGGCCCTTCCACACCGTAAATGAGCTTTGGTGGCCGTAAATAGAGCCGTCCGTATCAGAGGCTACGCCATCCACCGCGGGGGACGAAGTGAGGTCAATGCTCGTAGCGGTTACGCTCTGGCCCCTTAAGGATATACCGTAACCCCCAACACCAGGGATTATGTTAATGTTTATTGGTGTTGAGGACACATGTCGCCCAGCTGGCAGTTTTATCTCCCCTCCTGCAACATCCGGGTACGCCGGGTTAGCTTCGGCCAGAACTTGCGAAATTGCGGCATTGGCGGCGGCACCTGCGTCGGTGCCATACTGACTGAAATCCGCAATATTACGTCCGTTTAGGGCTGCGCGGTCATTGCGACCGATTTTTCGCGTGCCGCCTGTGGCGACGTAAGGACCAATTTCGGCCCCGACAGTACCCCCGGGGTAAGTATTAAGTGGACTGTACCCCACCATTCCAGCCCCAAGATTTGAGTCGGTGGTGTCCGCCAATTCGCTCCGTAAATCCGGGTCTGTCTGTGGCTTCCAGTTTACGTTACCGACCGGATTAAACCCCGCAGGGACTGTAACTGGCAACGTACCCGCGTATGAGTACCATGTTTGGCTCACAGGGTCGTAGACTACCTTACCTCGGTCTGAGGTAGTCAACACACCGCCAGTGGTGAAATCCCAGGGCACGGGGGAGAATCCTGCATCACGCAAAACAGCGGGCAACGTTTTCTGTGTTTGCCCCGTTACTGGATTAGTGGCTTCGTCTATGTTAGCCCCGCCGGCAACACCGCCTTGTTTCCCGGTGATGACTTCAGCTTCAAAAATCTGGTGAAGCTTGGCAATTCGTAAATCTTCGAGCGATAAAACGTCGCCGCATCCGCTAGACATATTGTGTCCTCTTATTGGAATCCAGAATTAAAACCATCGCTAAACGCGCGACCGTAGGGCGAAACGCCGTCGTACTTGTAATAATCAGCATCGTAGTTAAAACCTGTTATGCGAACCGTCCGGTCTGCACCAGGCTCTACTGTGCTGACCATAATCATCTGCGCAGCGTGTCGTGAGTCGCTGCCGAAGGAGAATTCAGTTTTCAGCGCGTCGTTACCAGTATAAATGGCCTCCTGCGGAGCTGAAAGCATTATTACAGTACGTTCGTTCGACCCTGGTATAACCGGGACGCTCTGAACGGACCCGTCTCGCCTCTTCAGTATCAGCGAGTGGTCCTCTCCCGGTGTAAATTCTACGTTTTGCGACAACACCAGAGTAAGACCATCAACGGCAACGACATACCCATCATAGGGCGATACGCGCGAGCCTTTGACGACGCTAATTGGCCGAGCTGGTATCGCCAGAACGCCCTCCTCAAGCGCCACGAACTCAACGGCAATACGGTTAAGCTTGTTGCGCTGATAACGACGCCATGCGTGCCAGTATGCCTGACGAAAGTTTCTCACGCCTTTAGAGTCGTATGTGTCCGTCTTCACACCACCAGACTCAGGAATCGTGATGGTTTCCTTTATGTTCGTGTCCGGGTTTATGTAGCTGTATTTCAGTGAATCATATGCGCTTTTATCGTTAAACTGACGAGTCCATTTCTCACCGTCAGGCGCTTTGCTGCGGTGTGTGAAGACCATTTCAGGCCCCATACGTGGGCGCTCAAGGTCCAGAAGAATGCTGTGTCCGCGACGTGTTGCCGAACAGAAGATGGCCTCTGCGATAGTCGTTATGATGTCCTGCGCCGTTGTCTGGTAGGAGTCAAAGGTGTAGCAGAATTGGCCGGCCAATGGTGTCTGGAAGTACGATTCTACTTCTGTCTGAGTTGCGAGCAACCGGTCCATGTTGCTGTTTGACATATTCAGGTTACCAACAACGGGGTCCCGCATAAGCCTTATCAGAGACTGTACCGCCTGAGTATTCGGTGTCCGGACTGTATCAAAAACACCATTACCGAGATACTTAAACACCATCTCGGTAACCATCATTTTCAGTTGCGGCTGCTTAACGGCAGTAGCCCGTGGCGTCTGCCGGCGGGCGGTATGCACTGTCGTTCTGTTGCCGTAGTGCTTTGACAGGTCGCGGGCCTGGCCGTAGAGGTTAGAATATTTTATCTCGTCGACCACTTGCCCTTCAAAATTACGGTCGACATTAGTTACCCTGCGCGCCCGGGCCCGGAATGCAGTAGGCGCGGGCAGGTCGCCAATAATTGTGACGCCAGTCGCTTCTGAAGAGCGGCCGCTGACAGTGCCCTGAACCATGTAGATAGGGCCGTAGGCGATGCCTTCATCATTTATAGCCTGATACTGAATCTCGGCGGTCACTGAAGCCCGATATTTTCCGTCGTTGTTCTCTTTGTACAGGCCGTTATCCGCGCTGATGTTCGCGACCACACGTTCGGACTTAATTCGGTTAACGGTTACCCAGTCCGTCAGGCTTGCTTCATACGTGTTCTGCGGCCCAATCTGGTGACGACCCTCCGTACCGATAACTCCATCGGTAGAAGCTATCTGTGTCCAGGGCCCAATGTTACTGGAAACGTTAACTTCAATAACCGTTGGACTGGCGAAAAGAACCGGGTAGTTGCCGGTGAGGTCCAGGTCATCACCCGGTCGGATAGAGCGCACTTCGTCAAAGAAGGCTATATCCCCGACAATGAACACATCGTCAAAGGCTGCGTCACCACTCGAAGAAGTGAGCCGACCAACACCCCCCCCCACATACAGGACGGTAAACCCGCTCACGTCGATTTGCAGGTCGTTCTGCGCCTTAAGTGTCTGCCCATCGATTTCATTAACGGCAGCGGTGATGTAGAGGGCCTGGTCTATTGGGTCCCCCACGAGTGTCTGCGGCGCATCACCACTGTTCGGTGAAGTGAACGGTGCATAAACGGCCGCCGATGAGCCTGTGATATCCGAGAGCAACGTATCACCATCCGTGATACCCGATGCCGGAGTGTCGAGGTAATCGCGCCCGACATCGTAGTAGCCGTATTCGATTACCTTCCCGGAACGGTTGTACATCCGGTAGACGGACATCAGGTCGGACGGGATGCTTTGCACGGTGCCGCAGATGTCATAAGTGCGCTGGTACGGACGCGGCTTGTTATTACGGTCGGTGAGGCTATTGTTCGGGCTTTCGGCCTGCTGGTTGTCCAGCGTCGGGCTGGATGCCTTCTGCGACGGAAGGAGTAGCTTAAGGATTGGGTTGAGCACCTTACCGACGAAACTAAACACGGCACCGATTGCACCTCCGCCGGCCCCCTCAATGATATGGAATGTGCCGTCAAGCTTCAGCGCTTCAAAGTCATCCGTAACGCGCGTGTCGTCACCGACAGATTCGTGATAAATCTCAAAAGGAACGCCGTCTGGGATATGCCGACATACGAAGGACATCGGGGCGTCGCGGTAGCGTTTCTGGTCGAAGCTGCCGTTTTCGTTTCGCGTATAGTGGATAATTAACGGCACGTTTATCTCCAGAATTCAATAAGGTGGTATCGCT